AATTTCTGTACATCAGAAAACCTTGTGACGGCAGCCAGTACATCATCACCATTATGAGTGGACACCTTAATCGGTGTATCCAATAGCTGTATATACACATAGTTTAATACTGTATTAATGAATGTAGTCAGTCTCCAGCCTGATAATAATGTACCACTTGTTTTGTACCACCTCTGTTTATCATCACGGATTTTTACGTCATCGAGACTATCAATCGCCCACACCAAAGCAGCCTGCTGCTCTTGTGATAAGCTCTTTTCAAAAACTAAGATGTATGCCTCAAGCACTGACTTCATTGCCTCTGTACTATGTTGTGAATTAAAGTCTTCGTAGTCGAAACAAAATGGTACGCCGTTTCGTAAAACCTCCTTAACCGTGCGTCGAACATTCTCTTCCGTCGCCGTATCGCCTATAGGAAATATGTTACTTAATGTCCTCTCACAATCTCCCATTGCGAAACCTGTTAGTATGAAGTTTGTAGCATCCACTCCGTATATAGCACGCATCTTTGTCCATTCGTATTTGGTGGACGCCCAAGCTCTTATCTGAGGCGGCCTTTCCAAAAAATACTCTAATGGTCTCTTAGGCATTTTCGTCAGTGTGTCCAGCTTGTTACGACACAACCTGTCTTTTGCTAAATACGTCAAATCCTCAGCATACTGAGAATGAAATGCTCCTGTAGGTGCCCACTGATACCTGTTCTTCCAGTATTTTTCCCATTTCATCTTCTTAGGCCGGCTACCTGTACTATAAGCACGTTTAAAAAGCTTTACACATTCAGTTAAAATCAATGTTTTGTCGAACTCCGCCAACCTGGGTTTAGTCCTGTTAGACTCTTCAGCATCCCAATCGACGCTGCCGATACCTCTGTTTACTAATACTTCCATTTCAAAAGCTGGTGTTAAGTCTATGGGTACTAGATTCTGTAAAGCTTTTAACCTAAGTGTAAACTTGTTTTTGACAATTTTAGCGAACTGCTCAACAGTGTCAAACTTCCATAGCCAAATACCAGACTTAGCTATCCAAGGTCTTATCTCGTCAGGCACACTCATAGCCCACATTATTAAGCCTACAAAAAACGACTCGTGCAAGTCCTTAGCCTTATATAACGAGTACAATGTATTAAAAGTGAAACCAGCCAGTTCTACTAACCTACTATATGGTACAGAATTAAGCTCACGCGCAGTCACGTACCTCAAGTGTCTCGCCGAGACTTTTGTTGGAGGTATTTCTATACTGCCACAAAGTGCTTTTCGGACAAAGTTCTCAGCTTGTAATGCTGGTCTTTGTCTCCTAGAAGTGCTATTTACAAAAAATGCGTTCATAAGTATCTCATTAGTAGTAACTAGTCCATAAGGCATCAGGTCCGGCCCATACTGCCACCGTGCTGCTCGCAACAGTACAGGTGGATAAGCACTCTTCAGGTCTAGATCAGTTTTACAATACAATAAAGTTACATCAAGCCTCTTAGTATATACACAGTATACACCAGTCTGAGCTCCCTCGATAGATATAATTCTACGTCCTCGGAATTCAACATGAGGTATTATGTCATATAAGGC